CAGCTACGCCCGGTCACGTCTTCGCGGCTATACATGAATCCTTTGAGATCGGCATGCCGATTGTCGCCATTTAGGTAATCCCCGGAAAGACCTCGCCAACTCCCAACATCTTCGTGATCTTGCGCATCTGGTCGTCCGACAGGTGCCGCATGGACTTTCGGAACTCCTGCCGCCAGCCGGGGCGCGTCAGTCGCAGGCCGCTATAAATCGTGGCCGACGTGACGTTCCCCCGCGGCAAATTGACCAGCGTGACCGCGGGCACGCGCTTATAAACGCGCCGCGTGGTCGTCTGGTCGTTCCACGGAATGTCGCGGTAGTCCCTGCATATAACAATATAGCCGCCGCGGTCGCGGTAATCGCGGACGTAGCTGCCCGGCACCGTGCGGGTGAACGCCTCGATAATGCGACTGTGCTCCAGTGAACCGTAGTACACGAAACCTCCAGTAAAAGTGGGGGCGGGCCGGGCCTGCACCCGCCCCCGTTCAACTAACTACGGGTTGGCCCAGATGCCACCGTCATCGTCCTGGGACGTGTTCTTGGTTCTGGTGGAAGCAACCTTGATCAACTCGCCCGCCAGCGGATTGAGAACCCCGCCGGTGGCCGCGTAGACCTTCCAGGTCATGATGCCCACCATCCCATAGGGGTCGACCTTGTCAGGCTTGCCCGGAGGGAGGTAGCTGACGCGGGGCATGCCCGCGCCCGAAGCGTGGCTGATGCGGGCCGCATAGCCCTGACCGACGCAGACGTTGCGATAAATCTGGTCGTTCGTGGCGTCAACGGTCCCGGCCACACCGATGCCGACGTTCTCGTCTTCCATGACGCGGCACCCGAACACCTCGCCGATGGACGCCTGCTCGAACTTGTCGCGCCCCTGAGACTTGAGCGCGATGTCCTGGAAGGTGGCATCGGTCCGGAGGTCGCCGCAGACCTCGGGCGCGAGCAGGCAGTCATAGATGCGGCCCGACCGCGGCTTGGCGCTGCGGCTCCGCATGCGGGTATAGACCGTGTTGAAGGTCTCGGCCGCGATGCGATGCGAGGGGTTGTCGGCGTCCAGAGTCGCTTCGGTGAGCGTCTGGCTGCCGTCGCCCCAGGTAGTAGACGTGGACACCGACGCGCCGAAGTACGTCACGGACGGGGCCGTGCCCGACTGCGTGTTGCCGGTGTTGCTGACGAAGATGTTGATGTACCTCTGGTCCAGCGTGTCCTTGGCGTTGTACAGGAACCGCTGCGTCAGCGTCGGAATCGGATTGGGCTCGGCGCACATAATCGACTTTTCGGTAAGAATGATGTCGTTACCGATAGGCTCGATGCCGTAAACCACCGAGTCGATGGTCCACGACGTTCCCTTCATTGCGGTCGTCCACCCGAAGGCTTCGTTGAGGCCGACGGGCTGCTTGGGGAACGCATTGATGCGATGGAGCTCGATCACCTGCCCGCTATTCGCGGGGATAACCTGCTTTTCCATCAGGTCGCCGGCGATGAGCTGGTTCTCCAGGATGCCGAGCAACTGCTGTTTCCAGTAGTTTCTGAGCAGGCCGGAAATGCTCGCCGTGCTGGTTAGGTTGGGGACTACGTTAGGCATCTGTTTCTATCCTCTGCGGCCCATCAGCCGGTGTACTGCTTCACCGATTGCTTGATGAGTTCCGCCACTTGTGCCTCGGTTAACTTGCTTGCGTCGATTTCCTGCGTTGCGGCCTTAACCGACGTTTTCTGCGGGGCCGTCGTTGGCGTCGCGGCTGCGCGAGCCACCTCGCGCTGCGTGCGCTGTACGCTTTTGACCGCGCTGACAGCATCCGCCTTCGTCTGCTGCTGTTTCCGTTGCAACACCTCGTTCCAACGCGCATGCGCAAGGTGCAGGAATCCGTTCAGAGACTCTTGAGCAACAGCCTGCTCCGTTGGGGACATCGTTGTCGCTGCCTCGTTCCGAATCCACTTGCCGAACTCCTCCGCCTCCTCAGATGTCATACCGCGCTCATTGAGGAAGTCGTTGAGAACCAAGACCTGGTCTTCGCTCGCGGCCCCGCCACCATGTTGCTGCTGGTACTGCTCCGGGGGCGCGTAGTTGGCGGAAGCGGGGTTCATCGTCGATTCAATCTCGCTGATGAGGCGGTCCACTTCCGACTCCGGCACACCCTCCGACGACCGACTCTGGCGCAGAATTTTTAGCGCCTTGTCGGCCACGGTGGACTTACGCAGCATGCGCTCACGCAGAATCCTGCCGCTCTGCGATTCGCGCTGCTTAATGGCCTCGATGCGAGCTTGCGCCCGCTTGTCGGCCTCGGCCAGTCGTTCCTCCAGGTCTTTTGTGCGCTGCTTCAGTGATGCAACGTCGTCTGACTCAACAGACTCCGGTGCGGCGTCGGCGGCAACGGGTGCGGGTTCTTCGGTTGGCTCCTCGGCGGGTGGGGTGTCAGTGGTCTCCGCGGTCGTATCCGCCGCGGGCTGCTCCACCTGACTGACCACAAAAGGCTCGTCGTCGTCGTTGTCGCTATCCTGATGCAAATCGACGAGCTTCCGCAATGCCTCGGCTGCCTGTTCCTCTGTCACCCCTCCGGTTGCTGGATCTTCGGCCATACCCATCGTCTTTTACCTCCGGCGTCCCGGTTATTCCGGTGGCTCGCCATTTCGATCTGCCGGCTGCAAGACTGGCGACTTGTAGATGGTATATAGGCGGCTCAGGAGCCACCGCAACTCGTGGTCGCGTGCCAATCTCGACTTGCACTCCAGGGGGTCGCTGGGCTCCGGCAGGCTAGCCCGCCCCTCTATCTTAGCCCTGATCACGCCGACCAGGGATTCATACAGCGAATGATTGCCGCGCAGGTGGACGCCGAGGGTCTGTTCCTCCGACGTGAGCATGTGCCGCATGAACGGCACCATGTCGCGGACGATATCGCGGACTCTTTCCATCATGCAAGTTTCCTGAAGGCTTGAATAATCGCCCGCTGCTCAAGCGGCAGCAGGCCCGAGTGCATCATCATGCGCGAAAAGGTCGCCGGGTCGATGCGCTTTAACATGTCGATAAAGGTATGCACGTTGGTCGGCCCATACCCCTCACTTGGTTGCTCCGACGATTCTCTGCGCTTGTATGCCATCACTGATTCTCTCCGCTGTTCTGGGCCGGGGTGTTGCCGCCCGAGCGGCCCCCCGTGCCGGGGTTAGTGCGCGATTTGGCGGCCGGCGAACCCTGACCGGGCGGGGCTCCCTTGCTGCCCTGCACCTGCGGCGCGACGGTGTTCGCCAGCCCCATTGCCTGCATGCGGGCCACGACTTCCTCCGGGTCTTTCAGCATCAACTGTTCGAGACCGCGCACATCCATAGCCTCATCGCCGTACCGCTGAATAAAAGCGTGCCAATCCATCGCAGCGGCCGTAAAGGGATTACTTGACACCATCTGCGCGAAGTCGCGGAACTGATTGGCGCGCCCGGCCTTATTGAGAACCGACCGCGCTCCGATGAAGTTGATATCCGTGACCATGTCGATGTCGGCGTAACTGACCGACGTTGTCTCCGTCTCGCCCACGCGCCTGAATACCTTGGCATCGTCGTCGAGGTTGATATAGTAGAGGTCGTTGATGATGCGACCCAGCACCGGAAGTTCGTCGCGCTCGATCAGCATGGCCAACTGGTCGGTGTTCTGCATGGCCGCGGCGGCGACAATCTGCGACTCCGTGGCCGTGGTGTCGCCCGTCTGCTTCAACTGCCCCTGCACGGGGTCGCGGGCGTTCATGGCCTGCCGGATGGTCTGCGAGATGACGCTAAGTGCTCCGACGCTGATTTGCAGCCCGGTATAATCTTTCGGCAGCGGCGCAATCTGCTCAATCTCGCCCTGAAGCGTGAAGACCTCGCGGGGCCGCCGCGTTTCGAGATCGCGGGCGAAGTTGGGGCCGTACTCGCCGCCGACCAGGTAGTTTTGATAGACGCTCTCAATGAGGGCCTGCACCGTCAGGATCAACTGCGTGTCGCTCACGTCCTGTAGATATCTAACGATGGTGAGCGGCGAGATGCCGTACAGGCCGCGCCCGGACGGCATGATGGTGATCGACCCGCCCTGAATGAGTCCGGAACGCTGCGACGACTGAATGGCCTGTACGACAATCCCGTCGATGACGCGGATGATGACCATGCCGCGGTGGTCAATCTTGCCGATCTTCTGCGCGACTTCCTTGGGCACCATGCCCTCGTAGACCCAGCCGCCGTAGTAGCCGAACTCCTTGATATTCTTGATGTCGTCGTAGGTCAGGTTCTCGGTCAGCAGCTTGGGATGCTCGTCGCCGTCGGGGCCGGTGGCGCGCTCCTGGCGCTCACCCGGGTCTTGTCGCAGCACCTGGCGGATGCCCTCCACGTCCCAGTTCGGGTTGTCCATCAAATCGACCAACTGCTCGTCGCGAATTCTGAATCTCTTCACCTTCCACTGAAGCTGCTCGAAGCGATTGGCTGACGGGTCGAACCAGGTGTCGAACAGGTCGTCGGTCTCCAGAGCCACGTCGTCGTAGACCGGGACCTCGACGTTCTTCAGCACCGTCATGATGCTGCCGGTCTCGGGGTCGCGCAGGAGCTCGCCCGGCGCGGTCGGGTCGGGGACGGGGAAGCGGCGGGGCACGAGGCGCACATCGCGCCGCCAACGCCCGCTCCAGCTTCCCAACCCGAAGATGAGGGAGTCGCCAAGGGACTCGTACACGGTGCGGAAGTTGCCGGGCCGCTCCGTCCCGTACATGGTCAGGCGGCTGACGCGCTTGGCGGCCTCGATGTCTTCATCGCCCACCGGGTCGGCCTGCACGTAGTCGCGCACACCGAACAGCCCGGCGAGTAGCAATGCACGGAGCGTATTAACTCCCTGATGCGACTCCGGAGTCTTCAGGAAGTTCACGGGCGACATCTGGCTCGTGTCCGACTGCGACAGGCGGTTCGGGTCGGCCTTGCTGGTTTCGCCGCGATTGTACGTGGACTCCACGCGGTAGTTCGACCAGTTCTCTTGCCATTGCGGCTCGTACTCCTTGCGGACCATGTGGGCCTGCTCCACGCAGTCGTTAATAAAGTCGGTGGCGGTGCGGTCACGTTGTCTGAACCCGAAGTTAGCCAATGGACAACCTCTGCTCGATGGTGGGCTGGATGCCGCCCGCCTCCATCTTATTGCGCGCATCGTAGTATTCGGCGACCTGCCACAGCGGCAACGACTTCATGTGATCGAAGCGGACCGCTGGGTGGACCGCCACGGTGAAGCCGGCCTGCTGCGCGGCCACGCTGAAGTTGATGTCCTCGCCCGCCTGCACCTTGCGGTTTTCCTCGTAGGTGAACTTGAACGGGTTGAGTCCGACGCCGTGCGGGGGTGGCGCAAACACCCGGCGGCGAATGGCAATCGCACCCGTGCCGACGATGGGCACCTTGAACGGCTGCTGCGCCTCAGGTGGCGGCACCGGGAGATTGATGCAGCGATGCTTGTCGTCCAGGTCATAGGCGTTGTAGCGCAGCATCGTTTCGGGATGTTTGTTGCCGACCCAGACCGGAGTGACCGCGCTGACCACGTCCGCGTCCTTCACGGCGCATAGCTGCCAGAAGTTTTCGGGGACGATCTGGTCGGCGTCGATCATGTAGAGCCAGTCGGCGTCGCTGTCCTCCATGAAGGTCTTGACGATAGTATTGCGGGCGTAGTCGGGGCCGCGTTTGCCCACCTCGGCGTGGACCGTGAAATGGTACGGGCACTCCGGCATGTTGTTGGACGCCATCACCCGCGCGAACGTCATAGCGATAGTGAAGTTCATGTCGCCACTGAGCGTCGGTACAGCGATAAAGATGCCCTGTTTGCGGTCGGGCTGAAGGGCCTCACGCAGCGCCCGCGCCTCGGCTATGTTGACAATGGGCCTT